GAAGTTGCAAGGAAGGCAACGCAGGAAGCAGAGAAGCTACACGCGCAGCAACTAAAATGGATCGATGATCGTAAGCAAAGAGAGCTTGAGTCAATTGAAACCGGACTAAAACAAGCAATTGACGCGCTAGATTCTACAGCCTTTAATTCTCTGACAGAGAACCTTCGGACCTCGGTACAAGAAGGATTCGTCAGAAAGTGGCAAGAAGCTATCGACTCAAAAGCTATCTCGATGTCCGATGTGGTGGCAGAGGCAGAGAAGGAAGGGCAGGCCGCTGTTAATGAAATCACAAAAGAGTTCGAGCAAAAAAGTGAGGAGGCTTACAAAAACAGCATCGACACTTGGCGCGGATTATTTGAGAACGCGATCACGGGAGCAACCTTTGATTTAGAAAGCGCACTCAAGCAGGTGGCGGTGGGCTTTGCTGCTCAAATGGCACAATCACTTCTAGGAAGTATTGGCGGCCTAAGCATCGGGAGTCCACAAGACTTGGGTGGATCTTTAGCCTCAATGATTCTCGGCGGTGGTGGCGGTGGTGCTGGCGGTGGTGGTCCACTTGGAACAATCCTAAGCGCAACCGGAGCATTGCAAGGCACTCAGCTAGGGGGCTTTGCTAGTGGTATCTCAGGGCAATACGGGCCAGCAATGGCAGGCGAAATGGCAGGCTTTGAAATGGGCGCAAGCGTCGCTCCTGCTATGCCTTATGTAGCTGCTGCCGTTATTGCTGGCGGCTTAGTGATGAAATACCACAAGCAGATTGAAAAGTTTTTTGGTGCTGGCACAACAGATCCAGAAACGGGGGCGCGAAAAGAGTTCACCGGAGCACTTGAGGATATATTCAAAAAACAAGGTGGCCTTAAATTCTTCGACGAAAAGGGAGCAGCAAGAACAGTCACCGACTTTAAGGCTAGACCCTATGGAGACTTTGGGGCACCGGATTGGGGCCAACAGTTTGAAGCACTAGCAGGGGCAGGAGCGAATACTTTTAGAGGCGCAGGAAACGCGCTAGGCGCGCTATTCGGCACGGGTGATTTACCCCTTGAGCAAGTGGGGGCAATGCTCGCAGAGTCAGTAGGAGGTTCTCTCGAAGGATTAAAGGCGACACTACAAGGAACGGGCAAATCAACAGAGGAATTTACAGAAGCACTTTTACAACTTGGGCGCGATGGTACTCAGACCTGGGTAGAGATAGAAGGATCAATCGTCGCGGTAGAAGAAGCGATGAAACCAGGACTGTCAGCGGTCGGCGCGTTTAACGATGCGTTTGCAAACCTCCTTCAGACTGGGGCACGTGGACAAGTAGCATTGAACCAGGTTCGTAATACTGCAATCGAAGCTCAGGAGGCACAAGTAGCGAGCTTCTCTGAGTGGCAACGGCAGATGACTGAATCAGGGCGATTCTCTCAGTCAACTATTGACGCATTTTTTCAAGCCCTATCGCAGCGTGGCATAACCTCCTTTGACCAGATAATCAACGGGAGCGACAGGCTTGTTGGGCAAGTAGTGGCTGATATGCAAGCAATGGGCGTACAGTTCGAGGAAGGCTTTAAGCCTTTACAAATGGCACTTGAATCGCTCAACACGATGCCCGATGTGACGGAAAAGGAAATCAAGTTCAATGTCACTACGCAGCTTGATGAGGCAAGCCAAGCTCTTGTCGCTCCAAACATCGAAGCATTAAACGGAATTGTTGCGGCAAGTGGTGGTCATATTCAAAAGTTTGCAAGGGGCGGCATAGTTAATGGCGCAAGTTTATTTGGTCACAGTAAAGGCTTTGGACTCATGGGAGAAGCAGGACCAGAAGCGATCATGCCTCTCACGCGAATTAATGGAAAGCTCGGAGTTATGGCAGAAGGTGGTGCAGGGCAAACAGTAATTAATATTGACGCTAGGGGCGCAGCACCAGGAGTGGCCGGAGAGATTCGCGCAGTAATAAAACAAATGGAAGGTTCATTAATAGCTAAAACCAGCGCAGCAGTTCAAGACAATATGAAGCGCGGCGGTAAGTATTCTAAAGCGTTTGGATTCTAATTATGACAATAACCTATCCACTTACACCACCATCTAGTCCGAACTTCGAGAGCTTCTCTTTGACTCCTGAGCATCTGGTTGCTGCAAACATAAACCCGATGAACATGAAGGGGCAATTCTATCAGTATAACGCGAATAGATGGAGGGCGACTGTAAGCTATCCACCTCTTTCTGCGACACAAGCTCGTGCGGTTATTGCTTTTCTTTGCTCACTTAAAGGAAGCGAGGGAACGTTCTACTTAAATGATCCACTAATGAAAACTCCCACAGGTACAGCCACCGGAACACCTTTGGTGAATGGAGCAAGTCAAACGGGGTACAGCTTAGTCACTGACGGCTGGACAAATAGCGTCACGAATATTTTAAAGGCAGGCGATTATATACAGGTGGGATCATATTTATATATGAACCTAACAGACGTAAACTCCAACGGCTCAGGGCAAGCAACACTGGACATCTGGCCATCGCTTCGAGCTTCGCCCGCTGACAATGCTTCGATAGTAGTGACAAATCCAAAAGGAATATTCAGACTAGACAATGATAGTAACGGCTTTACTTGGTCAACAGATAGCGAGCAGCTTTACAATATTTCATTCGTTGCAATTGAAGCAGTATGACACGCGGCCTAACAGCAGGGATGCTCTCAGAAATCACGGCCACCGTAGTGCGGCCTTTGTTTTTATTTGAGATGGAATTTGTTGGGAGCACTTTGTATTTATCCTCCGGGCACATCAATGTTAGCTGGAACGCGCAGACCTGGCTGGCCAATGGCTTTCTATATCCCTTTGATGCGGTGAAAGAGACAACGGACCTGAGAGCCAATAGCGTAACGATAGAACTTGGAGCAATTGATTCGTCGCTAATGAGTTTACTGCTTGCCTCCACCAACCAAGGAAAAGTCGGACGGTTATACTTAGCACTTTTAAATTCAAGTAATGCGATAATCGCTGACCCTTATTTAATATTTAAAGGCACCTTTGATAATTGTCAGATCAGCGAATCAGGCACGGATGCAATAGCCAGTGTTACCTATGAGAATGATTTAGTGCGGCTAAATAAGGTCAATGAATTTCGATATACCAAGCAAAGTTGGGAAGTCTTATTTGCAGGCGACAAGGGCTTTGATTATGTTTCCACCATAGAGGATTGGTCTGGATTTTGGGGCAAGGCGGCACGACCTAAGATTGTGCGAGCGCGTAAACGGGCAAGTCAAGCGGGACGAAACTAATGGCATCAAGCATACCATCTGCCATATTAGTCAACGCAGTAAAGTCGGTCAGTGGCACGACAGCGCGGAAACGTGTTCCAAAGTCAGAGGTCATTCGCGGCAAAGAGGTGGCGGTGCGAGAATCTTCATCTGCGATGGAGATTATCTACGGGCGCATGAAAACTGGCGGCGTGATTACCTTTATCGAAACCAGCTCAGACTCAAAAGCGTACCTCACGACAGGAAGCTCAGGGAATCAAGACGAGCTAGTGTGGACAGCGCAGACAGCAGGCACAGGCGGTAACGCCATTACCGTTAGAATCGTAGTAAGTGGCACGAACCCCACGTTATCCGTTAGCGTATCAGGTAACGACATCACAGTGACTTGCAAAAGTACTGGTGGGGTAAGTGAAAGCACGGCAACTCAAGTGATTGCGGCAGTTCAAGCAAGTGGCGCAGCTAACGCTCTCGTGCGTGTGCAGCGCGGCAATCAAACTGTCAACGGAAACGTGCAAGCCGTTGGGCAAACTAATCTTGCCTATGGTGGCGGCACATGGTTGCACATGGTTCTGACTCTTGCAGGGCACTATATAGATGGCTCAGATATTGAAACACTTTACCTAGACAATACAGCCGTGACTTTTGGTGGCGCTCCAGATGGTAGATGGTCAACTAACTTTGGCGGCAGAGTATTCAAAGCCTTTATTCAAGGCGATGACAATCAAGGCGCACAAGGTGATTTAACAAATCAACTTCCTACCTCGTGGACATCAAACCATAGGCAGCGCGGCTGCGGTGGTCTGTATCTTATTCTCATTTGGGATCAAAATGTTTTCCCTGAGGGCTTACCAGACATCTCAGTACTGATGCGCGGAAAGCCTTGCTATGACCCGCGAACTCCCGTTACTCAGTGGACACGGAACTCAGCATTGATTCTTTGCGACTACCTTACAGACACTCGCTTTGGTGTTGGGATTCCCTACGCTGATATTGATGAACCATCTTTAGAAGCAGCAGCAGATGTTTGTGACGAGCTAGTGAACCTGAATCCATCTGGTACCGAGGCGCGGTACTCAATTGATGGTGTCTTTGATGCGTCTCGCTCTCACTCTGAAATCATAGAACAGATGCTCGCTGCAATGGCTGGCGATCTAGTTTACGAGAATGGAAAGTGGTTCATCTACGCAGGAGAGTATCGAACTCCAAACACTAATGCGCTCACCATTGACGATCTACGGGGGCAGTTGCAGGTCACTACGCATCTACCTCAAACAGAAACATTCAACCATATCCGCGGCACTTTTGTAGATCCAAAAGCTGACTATCACGAGAATGATATTCCAGCGATCAAAAACGCTACCTACATCACAGCAGACGGGGAGACTCGCTACCTAGATATTGCACTTAACTTTGTAACCTCAAGCGGCCAAGCTCAAAGACTTTTAAAGATTGCACTAGAGCGAAGTAGGCAAGGAATCACAGTGGTCTTTCCTGCGAAGCTCACAGCCTTACAGCATAGAGTAGGCGATGTGGTAAAATTAACCCTATCGCGCTACGGGTGGACAGATAAAACATTCGAGGTGCTCGATAGTAACTTCGTGATGGCCGGAGATGGCTCTTTAGGCGTGGATTTATTACTTAAAGAAACAGCATCGGGCGTATGGGACTGGAATAATGGAGAAGAAACCACCACAGATTTAGCGCCCAACACGACACTGCCATCACCGACAGATGCAATTGAGCCAACAGGCTTAACCCTGACAAGCGGCACTAGCGAGCTAGATACCCGTGCGGATGGGACTATCCTTACGCGCATGAAAGCTAGTTGGTCATCGGGAGCAGATCAGTTCACCATCTTTGGCGGTACCTATGAGCTTGGATATAAGAAAGCAAGCACGGGCACTTGGTCACAGAGTTTTACTGTCCCTGGCTATGTAAACTTTCATCACTTCACCGATGTCAAAGACGGCGTGAACTATGACGTGCGGATTCGCTCGGTCAATTCAATTGGCTACGCTTCCGATTGGGTCTACTCCTACAATCATTTGGTAGTTGGAAAGACAGCGGCACCGAGTAACGTCACAGGATTCGCGCATACCATTACAGATGATGGAATCAAGCTCACCTGGACGGCCATTACAGACTTAGATAGAAACGAATACGAGATCAGATCGGGCGCATCCTGGGCAGCAGGGACAGTCATCGCAAGAATTAAAGCAAGCGATGGCACGGCCTTCACCTATCAATACCGCACCGCTGGATCTATCACGCTTCGCATCAAAGCTATTGATACCTCAGGCATTTACTCAGCAGCAGATGCCTCGTTGTCTGTCACCATCACAGGGCCGTCGCCAGTTGGCCAACTTAAAGCGCGTGTAATTGACGCGTCGGTATTGTTGGATTGGGAAAACGGAACGGCGAGTACCTTTTCAGTAAATAAGTATTCAGTTTATAGGGGTGAGGTTTTTGCGTCTGCGGCATTAATCGGCACCGTCTTTGGAACATTCCATACTTACCTCGAACAATACACTGGCACATTTAGATATTGGGTAGTCGCTGAAGATATTGGAGGGAATCGGAGCACAGAGTCCTACATACACGCGGCTATAGTATTACCGTCTGACTTTTATGCCGTCGAATCCGTGGACATGCTGAGCTATGTCACCGCAAACGAATATAGCATAGTGATCTCCGAAGTAGTGGGAAGCGGTAACGTGAGTGGCAAAACTGCCTTTTTCCCGATCAACGAAACAGCGGCAGGCGGTATCGGATCTCCTTGGCTCACTTTAATTAACACGGTGGGGGCCACCTCGCTTGAGACTTGGGATCAATGGTTCGACAATAACGGCTGGACTACTTGGCAAGATGCTATCGACGACGGCTTCGACGGGGGCTATTCCACACCTGGCACCTTGAGCGTCGGATACTTAGAGACTAAGCGCGATTTTGGTTCGACGCTGCCATCTGCCTATATTTCTGCCGCTGCGAGCTTTACTACTTTAACCATTAGTGGCACTTCGTTTCCTATCACCTACACGATCTCTACCTCTACCGATGATGTCACATACACTGACTACCCTGGGCTATCTGCTTTCGTGTCAGACTTTAGATATGTAAAGGTGCGAGTTGACTTTGATGCTAGTAGCACAGATCAGCTAGTAGCGATCTATAATTTAATTCTTGAAATTAGCCTCACGAGATCAGAGGAGACTGGAAGGATTCAAGCACTCTCGGCAGATAACGCATCAGGTGGTACAGTAGTTACCTTCACAGAAGATTGGTATGATGTTGAGGATATTCAGCTGACAGCAGAAGGGACCATTGCAGCCTACGCCGTTTTAAACTTTACAGACATAGCAAACCCGACTACCTTTAAAGTGCTGCTTTACGATTTAAACGGGGCGGCTCTCACAGGGTGGGTGCGGTACAGGGTGCGCGGAGCAATTAATATTTAAGGCACAAAAATGGCAGACTGGAACAAACCTAGCAACTCAAGTACAAAAACAAACTTTCCGACAGAGATTCGAGATCTGGTAAAAAGTGCTATCAAGCTCAACCCATCGGCTGACTCTAATATTCCTACAGATGCGCTTTACTACAATCAGACCACAAAGCGGCTGCAGAAGTGGAGTGGCAGCGCATGGGTAGATGTCGCCATTGGTGTGACAATCTTGGGAATTTTCGCTGCGGATTCTGTAGCGGATTCAATTACGGATAATTATTTATATGCAGCGCCTTTTACCGGATACAGTGTTGCAGCTAACACTGTCTATGCAAATCTTTGGCTTCCTGGTAAGTCCTACGTCACTCACGCCACCGTTACATGGGACGATAGCAGCGGGTCAGTGAATGGAACTAGGACAATCAAGCTCTCTCAAAATGGAACTGTCTTTCAAACTTTCGCGCTCAACACCACAGCAACAAATCAAAACTTTCCACTCTCACCACCAAAGGAATTTTTAGACACCGCGGCTAGTAACATTTTGAGATGTCAAATCACTCAAGGGTCTGGCGGTGCGGCTGCGGATCGGGTGCGTGTTACTGTCTGGGGGTCATGTATTTCAGGGTGATTTTATAAAGGCAAACTATGGCTGATAATTTTCTATTCACACCGGGATCAGGAGCAACAGGGGCAAGTGACGATATTTCGAGCGTCCACTACCCACGGCACAAAGTTATAATAGGGGCTGACGGCTCAAATGATGGAGATATTCACAGAGAAAACGGTCTACCCGTGGCAGATTCGCAAGCTCTAACATGCCAAGCATTAGTGACAAAAGCATACACGTTCTTTACTGGATCGCATCAAACGTTAAGCCTTGTGGCCGTAGATACAAGCGCAACCGTTTTGATTCGTAACGCAACAGACGGTGTATATATCGGTTCATGGGATGCTGGCACAACGGATCATTTTATTGTCGGGCCTAATATGTGGCGACGTGTGCGCATTAAAGCAGGAGCCACAGCGTGTCACATGAAGTACAGCACAGCCCCTACATCGGGAAATGTTTACTTTGAAGTCGAGGCATAAGCAGCATGGCTATAGGTGGAGATTTTGGCTTTGAAACGGGTGGCTCAATTACACTCAGCGATGCGGTTGCGCGTGTCAAGCAAAATACTACAGACGGGGCAGATAATAAGCTGATTCAAATATGCGGAGGTGGCACAGGAAGCAATGCACGCGGTGGGTATTTGGAGGCGAGAGGAAACGAACACGCCTCTTTCCCTGGTTCAATCGCTCTTATATCGGGAGCAATTTCAAGTTCAAAAATTACTGCCTTTCTAGCTCACGCAGGGTCTGTTTTCCAGGTCGAGGATTCTGGATCTAACGCGCTAGTTCAAATCAACGCAACGGGAGAGATTATTCTATCACAGACTGGCCACCTTATTCGTCAGAATACTTCTGATGCTAGTGATACCAAGTCAATTGGCCTTTGTGGTGGAGGCGGTTCTTCTGGGACTCGTGGATCATTTTTTGAGGTACATGGGAACGAGCATGCCACGCGACCAGGATGGGTGCGTTGTTGGACGGGAGATGTTGCTGCCTCTAAATTTTACCTTCAATTCGGAAACTCTAGTTCTACCTTAGAACTGTATAACTCGTCGGGTGGCCTTTTGTGGTCAGTATCCAATTCCACTGGCGCAATAACGCAAGATGCAAGCAACGGAGGGAGCTTGATTCTTCCGAGAGTCGGCGCGTCGTCGATTGGTGTAATGCTTGGAGCATCATCGCTCGACGGGGCATTGACTACCTACACAACGGCAACCCCATCGCTGACAATAAAACAGAACCCAACCGTTAGCGCGAATCAATGCTTAGTGGCATCTGGCGCACACACTAGCGGTGCATGGTTAGCGTTTCTTAAAACACGTGGAACAGGAACGGCGGCTAATGTTACCGTTGTGACAGGCGATCAGATCGGACGAATTACTTTCGGCGCGGCAGATGGCTCTGCTTATTATAGCGTTGCTTCTATTCAAGCCGTCGTGACAGATACCGTGTCGGCTGGTATTACGCCTGGTGAGCTTCGATTCATTACGACAAACAGCGCAGGCACGCACCTAACACGATGGTCGATCACGTCTAGCGGATATTTATATCAAGACGGAACAAATGGCGGTCCTATTATTTTCAACCAAGCACTAGGCCAAATCATTCAAGGCACCTCCGATGGGGCAGATACTAAAATGATACAGGTATGCGGCGGTGGAAGCGCATCACCAACGCGTGGAGGTTATGTAAATTGCTACGGGAATGAGGCGGCAAATCCTGGGCGTGTTGAAATAATCTCCGGCGCTATCGCTAACTCAAAAATAATTGCATATCTAGGTATTAGCAGTGCTTTGTTTGAAATACAAAATTCAAGTAACGCAGCTCTCTTTCAGGTAAACCACAGCGGAAACATTCTCTTAAATACCACCGCACCTACAATATCGCTTAACACTTCTGATGCATCTGATACTGGATCTATTAGTATCTCAGGAGGTGGCACAGCGGCAGACTCCACACGCGGCGGCGGCTTCCGTGCCTACGGCAACGAGCACGGCAGTTACCCTGGCGGTATCTCAATCTTTGGTGGCGCGGTTACTAATGCGCATTTAAACGTTTGGCTTGGACACTCAACTTCTCTTTTCAAAATAAACAATAGTAGCGGTACTGAACTATGGAGATTCACGGATGCCGGAGACTTAAAGGCGACGGGAACATCCCCGGCAATCATAAATAACACCACAGACGGATCAGACACGGCGCGAATTAGTATATGCGGCGGTGGCTCTTTAAGCTCAACTAGAGGGGCACAGCTTCATCTCTACGGTAACGAGCACGCAAGTTCGCCTGGGAACGTTTCACTTGGCGGCGGGAATGCCACTAACGCGCACGTAACAATTTCTACGGCTGGGACAGGTAGTAGTATTTACATCACACCAGGCGGCTCCAATGCTCTAATCTTCGGCCCGGGGCCATATATCCAAGTGGGCGGATCGGGACTTGAAGCAACGGGCGCAGGTTCCGCAGCTCTTGGGGCTAATTGTCCAGCGGTCACGGCGTCAGCTCCCTATAAATGGATCAAAATAAAAAGCAGCGACGGAAGTGATTGTTATATTCCGGCTTGGAAATAATTATGATACACCTACCCCGAAGGCAGCGTATTGCCATGAGGAAATATTGAGTATGAAGCAATTAAAGTTTGAGATTGATGGTGAAAAACTAAAACTTACAAAAGAGGAAAGCGCATTCACTACCACGCTCACGGGACAGAAGGCGGTATTTGAAGGCGTGATCACTCAGGGACTAGCAGCGAAGTACCCACAGGGATTGCCAGCATCAAAGAGAAGATCACACACACGGCTACTAGATGCCATTGACGCGGCCAAGCACCCTATTTTAAAAGTCGAGGAAGCGGAGTTTGATCTTTTAAAAGAGATTTTTTCTGATGAGGGGCCAGCGTTTCACCCTATGCAAAGTCGAGTAATAGCGCACCTACAGAATGCTATTGACTCAGCCGAAACGGTAGAACAGGAGTGAGGTCATAGATTGATGGAGCGAGACAAAACCAAGGAGCTACTTGTCTGTCTTTCCATCTTAGTTATGAGCGGCGTGGCGGTGTATCAAATAACTAAAGTGGCATTGGCCAATGTAACTATTGTAAAAAAAAATCACACGGGCAGCTATTGACACAGCTTTTTATACTTAAAGCAAGCAGGATGCTATCATTCGATGAGGGGGTGAGGGCATTCCCTTATGACTGCGGCTCTGGCTTGCCAGTGAGGGGAGCAGTCGGAAAGATAACAATAGGCATTGGGCACAACTTAGAAGCGCAAGCACTTCCGCAAAGTATTATTGAGCAACTATTTGAACACGACTTGGCGCAGACTATAGAAACAGCAAAAAGTGTAGTGCCTAATTATCATGCACTTAGCGAAACTCGACAGCTTGCTATTGTAAACCTAATTTTTAATCTAGGCGGTGGGGGCTTTGCAAAGTTCAAAAACTGCATCGCTGCACTAGAGCGAAAAGATTTTGCAGCCGCAGCCTCGCATCTACGCAAGAGTCTTTGGTATTCGCAGGTTAAAAGCAGGGCAGAGCGTGTTTGTAAAATGATTGAATTTGACTACTGGCCAAAGGAGTACGCATGAAATATTTATTTGCTATCTTGTTTGTAGTTGCTCCGGTATTTGCGCAACCCTATCAGGGCTACGATACTTTAGGCATGGCGATGTACTGTGACAGGTATCTTGCAGCGCCGTCTAGACCAGCAGTGTCAACGCTCATGAACACGTTCGGCGATCCACTTCCATGCTTAGACAAGCGAGCGCAACGGGGGGATCTAAAATTGATTCAAGTAGATTTAATTGACGCAACCTGCTGGCGTAACAAGGTCTGTCCTCCTGGGGTGCCACGACCCGATGACTTACGAGCAATCAAATCACGCGCTTCTCAAGTCAGAAAGTTAAAACTAAAATACCCCTCGGTAGATGTCTGGATCTCTCCTGCTCTTGAGCATGATGTCAAAGATGTGAATACAGTTCGTAAGATGGCCGCGGCTGCAAAGCAAGGCTGTCCTGAGTGTCAGATTATCAATTCGCCTTTCATGGGAGCTAGACCACCAGAGCTTGAAGTGGAAGAGCACGGAACAAAGAAAAGGGGATTCATGGTGTCCTCCGATGGGGCATCTGCCTTTGATGGCGACAATATGAACTCCGATGGTAACCGCTTTGAGCATCGCACCGCAGGGCAAAATACCACCTTTGCTTGGTGGCCAGAATTAAACCTCAGATGCTCAGGCGAGGATAAGTTTACACCTCCAAAGTTAAGAACAGCCAAGCCGACTGCAGATCAGTTCAAGCAAGCCGATTTGACCTTACAGCCAGAACAGCCGCGATCTGCCTCTCCTGCCTATTGCACTAAAGTGCGAGAGATTGAGCCAGGGAAGGAGATTACAAAGCCCAATGCGGAAGCATACTGCAACGGACAAACCCCCGATTCACGAGGGAACAAACCGCTTTTGATTATCAAGGTGTCAGGAAAGAAGGGAGAGACTAGGGATGTCTTGCGCTCAGATGGGCGTAGAATCGCTAAATTTCGCTATTGGGACACCTATACCCCGATGAAGGGTACGCATAGATGGTACATTGGAAATGGCTCTGGGCAAGCTCCTGCGGCTCTGTATAATGATCTTGGCGGCTCCGAGTGGGGCTACCTGGATTTAGGGCGAGGCAGTTGTCTCAGGTTTAACGCAATTCGCAGGCAAGGAGTATACCGATGACCAGTCACGTAGATAAGTTCTTCCTCCGTAGTCAAACCATAATTGGCATAATCGTGGCAACCTTGCCACAGATTGATCAGCTCGTAGGAATCGCACAGTCAGCGGCTCCTTACCTGCCACCTCAGGCAGCGGCAATAGTTTCGATAGTGGGGTCAGCATGGGCGGCGTTTGGAAGGTTCCGCAAAGACATCAAGCCCATTACTATAGTTCCGCAGTAGCTATTCGTAGATCGGCTTCTTTCTGGGCTTTCCGATCTCGTAGAAGGGACATTCGTCCAAGCAGAAACGGGCGATCACGCTCTTAGCCGATTGCTCAGGTGACGAAAAGTCTCCTATCTCTACAATAGCAAGAACGCGATCTCTATCTACCTCAAGCACATCACAGCACCAGGCAAACGACCACGCGCAACGTTCAGAATCTTGAAACCATCGCCACGCCTCACGGCATACTATCCTATCGTTGCTTTTCGTATCGAGAATAGCGCGACGTAGCACACTATACACGAGAGCAAGGCAGGCTGCTTCATTCCACATTTGGCTGCAATTTTAATATCTGCACTTGTATAAACGATTCGACCTCTATGCTAATCGATTCGGTCGGCTGAATTAGCAATCTGCTAATCTGCTTGTTGGTAAACATATCATAGCGCGATATATCCACGGGCCAAATTTCTAGGCTCTTATCGTTGGTGACTACTCCAACACCTTGTAGCCAATCGCCTATTGGCTTAGTTGCATTATGTACGTCCCATATTCCCTTTGGCCTAGCAAGTAGGGCGATACAATGCACCGGAGTATCGTGGAAAGATGGGGGTGCAATACCAGCGTCAAGGCATCCGGCCACATACATGAGGGACATCTCTTTTAGCTTCGCAAGGTGCGATGAATTACTCCCAATGTACGGAATTAACTTTCCGCGCTTGTAGAACTGCGCTCCATTGTATCGCTTGAATCGAATCGCCTTTGAGTTTGAAGTGGAAGGAAAAAAAGCATAGGGGCCAGTAAGTTCAATGACTACTGCATCGCGAATCTTATTGACTCGAATAACACCGGAGTGACTTTCTCCATTTACTTTTTGCCTTCCCAAAATATCGCCCCGACTAATCTGACTACGCCATAAGCACTATAGGCTGCTATAGCCTTTAAGGCTCCGAGGTGTCCAGTGCTTTTGTTTAGCAGGTTACGGAGGAAGGCTCTGTCAACATCCTTTCGGCTCAACCACTTTTGAGCATCGGAACCCTCTAGGTATGCTTCGTCGTGGTATCCACAGGCTTTCGACATCCAACCGCGGAAGGTGACACCATATCCACAGCCGATAGCAGGATCGTCTTTCATTTGCGGATATGCTTCGATTCTGAAAAGTCGATTATATCGCTGAGAATAGTGAACAGCTCTTTTTTGGTTAGTTCAATTCCCTGACTCCCCTTTACTATATAGAGCTTATCCCCATACACGGAAGTGACGGGTCTTTCTGGATGCTCAGGATGTCTGATTTTATCCATCTGCATACCGAGCTTTAATGCTGCTAACGGATCAGGCATAAGATTATTATGCTCCATTATTTTTAAAGGTGTAAAGCCCAATTGTTGTAACCCGATCTCAACTGAGCCAGGTCGCATAAAGTGATCATGTAAGGACTTCATTTTGAGCCGCTAGTAATTTTAAGTTCTTCAAGGCTTCTTCTACGCTATTGTTGCCACCGAGCCATTGGACTCCTTTCTCCTTCTCGTAGAAGGCAACTCCAAGATACAGCTTGGCCCATAAGTTTAGTGGGAGTCTCGCCCGTAGCCATTCAGCACTTTCCTTCACGTCATCGGCGTAGGTAGTGCTTGGATTCCTAGCAGTAAGGATTGCCCATACTTCTTTGCCTGTTGCGTAAGAGTACTTTAACCCGTCTACTATTCTCTGTCGTCGCATGAGTGATGGGTCAGCAGTGAGTTCCCAATAAGCACCAGCTACATTGGTTTGAGCGAGAGCCACCTTGATTCTGTCCTTAGCTTCGCCCGTGAACATTCTTACTATCGGGAGCAACTTATGCTTCCTGCCCGTTAGTTCGTAAGCTCTATCTAGGTTATACTTTGAGAGTACCGTGATTAGCTGCGGAGCTGCGCCAGTGAAGTCATATTCGTGGTAGATAGTAAGGTGCTTCATAGCAAAACCAGCAGCTTCTATAGTTCTACCAGCAACCCCGATATTAGCAGTCGGCTGAGCCCAATTGGGGGTATCAAGTAGCTGCTTCTCATCTATGCCTCCGTCTTGCCCAAGAATAGTCTCAGCTCTAAGCGTAGTGAGTAGTGTGTTTAGCTGCGCAGCATCCATACCAGCGGAGTTCGTAGCTGTGCCAATTATCTGCTTACACTGCACTCGTCTAGCTTCGGGAATTAGCTCAACAGGAAATTGGTTAATGTCGAGAAAGGGCTTCATAGTTTTCTCCTCAAACAATCCCGTACCTGCCTTTTAGTCTCAGGCAAAACCTTATCAGTCTTAGCATAAACCGAGTTAAGTACACTTGCCGCATCGGTATGACGACCACCCAGCAGGTGCAGAATCTCATGGGCCGTCGTGACAGCACTAGCAAAAATTCTATCTGCACCTTTAAAATTATTTCGTATAATCGCCACGCCTAACCCCCCAACGGGCTTGCATATATGCGTAGCACTTCCACCGCCCCAAGGATCTCCAAGCTCGTCTACCACGGGAGGCACTAAAGCTAAGGTTAGTCGGTTAGGGTTCATGTATTTTCTGTAATGATTTTTTAAGCGATCAGGAAAGCACTTTAAGCCAACGCAAGTAAACTCGTCCGGCACATGTTGGATAGTGTAAAAGATGTTTCTCCTAGTAGCCTTACGCACTATCTTCAGCGCGATTTTTAAAGCAGTCTGCTGATCTTCTATGCTCGCGTACTGATTGTCGACCGTGAAAACTTTCATCAAAATCGGCTTAGGTTCCTCGCCCCACGCCAGACGAGCCGAACACCAGAAGATAATGCTGAGAAGTAGGGCGAAGATTAGGCCACGGTAGAAATTCATTTCACGCTCCATGTTGCAAACGGTGTGCGAGTCGGCGCAGGTGTAACGCTTAACTTTCTGTTCACCTCGTGCCATGCGTCACCACAGACTGCATAACCGTTACAGTGACCACACTCACTCCCCTCTGCTATATAATCCTTTTCGAACTCCCCCGATCTACTTTCCCACCATTGCGGCGGCAACTGTTGCGTTTTGCCTTCAGGCTCGGAGCAGCCTACAAGAAGTAGTGCGAAAATTAGGCCAGGGTAGAAGTTCATAATTCTGCCCACGCCTTAGCGCGTTGTTGTAGTGTCATTTTGATTGCTCCTTTTCTGCTTCGCTATAGCCTTTTTCTTTCGCCGTCTCCCAACATCGATCTAATTCGTCTTTATGTTCTTCGCGTAAATGTTCGATATACTCTTGATGAGATAGATTCAGTTCTTCTTGTTTGTCAGCATATCCAGAATCGTAGCCCTTCTTCGCAATCCCTCTTTCTCTCTCTGTAAATACGCCCACCATTATCCATGCCGGATATTTATTTAGATCCTCACTCATCGCGCCCTCCCTTTCTCTTCTCCATCCATTTTTTTAACATTCGCTGTATCCAAGTCGAATCGCAGTTTTTAAGTTTCCACAGATGATCATTAACCTCCGTTTCACACTTTGGGCATACCTGCTTAATTTCATCTGTTTGGTAAATTTCTCTGAGGGTAGTAACGGGTAGTTTATTCTCGCCACAAATATCACAACTCATCGCGCCCTCGGCTTTTTATGTAGTCGTCAAACATACGGCCCTAACACTTTTAAAAATAAGGCTTTCGACTTAGGACAAACACAAAACTTGCAAGGTCGGTCCTGCCTCGGATCTTCCTTTTCCTCCACTACCCAATGGCGAGATGTCTCTGACAGCACTACCGCAGCATAAGTCATGTCTTTGTTTAGAATCATATACGCCCATAGCTTGCCCGGCTTTTGAATCGTATACTGCTCGTCAATAAAGATAGTTTCAAATGGATAATCTTCGCAGCAAGTGAAGTTGAGATTCTTTCGATGCTTCACCTCTACTCGCATCTGAACGCCATTAATTGAGAGCCATAGGTCACCAGAGTCGCGGTACTTGAAATTATTTTCCCTCGTTGGTGCTATCTTCATTTCTGGCATCCTTACATAATATCCCAACTCTCGGAGCCAATTTGCAGCCACCTTCACCGGAGTTTGAGACAAAACTAACGCGTCAATAAATTGCTCATGGGTAATTTTTTCTGTCATTTCTATCCTTCATAAAAAGCCGACTTCGCTCACCGCTCGGCAAACACGGTTGGAAGGAAAATCAGTACCCTGAGCGTTTGTTTTCCTTTTCTTTTCTATTCTTGATCTCTGCTAACGTGGCGCGGAACTCGTTCGCTGAATCCTGTGCTTGCGCTACTTCCGCTTCCGTCATAAAACGTGGTACGCAAAAATACGTGCCTGTCCATAACGCATAACCAAACAGCGAATAAAATAAGACGCCACCAACTAACAACATGCCGCGTATCGTGTGCGTTACTTCAATACTTGTCATTTTTTGTTACCTCCTTATCTTGAGAAAGCCCTGCCCGATTATCCAACTGCTTCACGGGTGAAACTCCTATTTCAAATCGCCACCCTGTTGCGGAACCGCAGGATGACAAAAGAATTACCACAATAAACAACACTAACGCTCCAACTATTTTTTCCATAACCTAACCTTTCTAAAACCGAGGCGTAATTGCCTCAATAAAACCTATTTTATGCTCGAGCTCACGTTATTAAAATCAATATCTTCAGGTGTTAGATCGGCTTCTCCCGTCGCCACATTTGTAATAACTCCACGCGGTACCGGATTACCTGAACCAATAACTTCTTGTGGTTCGTCTAGCATTTCAGATGGTTGCTTTGCCACTTCGAAAATATTTACCTTGCGTGGCTCGTTTTCGTTTTCAATTTCATCATCCACCTCAATCGCTCGCACTAGCTCTGCTGATTTCGTACACCACTTAGCAGCACGTTTGAGCACCGTCTTTGACCACATGGCGTAGACATCATCTTCATATTTTGAATTCCACGGGCTATCCTGTTTTGTTGCGCCACGACTCCTAGATTTTGTAACCGCTATTTGCTCAGGTGACATGACCTCCACTTGCCATAAATTGTCAGTCGTACAAATCGCAGCGTAGCAAAATAACGGACCACCTCGCTTCTTGCCCATTACCGCAGCAGGAGCGAACACCGGAGGCGAATCACCTTCCTTGTATTCAAAATAATCACCTTCACAAACCACTCGCGCCACTACCGCCTTGTTTCCTGCGTTACGAATCAGCTTTACAATCCCCGGATATTGGATCCAGAAATTCGCTTCTTTCCTTTGCGTCTTGCCATTAAACAGCGGAACGTAGGCGCACTCAGCAAATGGCCCTGGAAATAAATTAAGCTGAAAAGATTGCAGCATACACGATGTCAGCGAAGCGAAGTCGCACTCAATTAGTGCGGGATTCCGTGCTATTGTGTTCATACAAACTACGAAAAACTTGTCGGCTGTTTTCTCATCACCCACTAACGCCGCAAACTTTTTCCCGTGCTGCGCTCTCCAATTTTCGAACTTGCCCTGAATAGCTAGTGGGGTCATTGCTCCACCGGCTCCTGCAATTTGAGTTGCCAGTTCGGTATTATTTTTTGCCATAGTCTAGTTTCCTTTTTTTGTAATGTTAAATTTATAATACTTAGACGCCTTCGCAACATACTCGGCTCGGTTCACTTCTTTAAGCGCAATCTCATAATCACCACATACCGCCCGACTACTCTTGCCCATAGCCTGAGTGATTCGCGCTCTGATGCCCTGTTCTTCCTTTTCTAATCGTCCGACTATTTCGTTTCGCTGTTTAATATCCTCTTTGACCTGTTCCCAAGCGATGCAAAGATCCTCAACTTCGTCTGGTAGTATAGCAACATCCTCCGACCTTTTTGTGGTCATTGCCTCAACCAGTTTTACATCATCTCCGGTTGGCTCTGGTGGCAAATCCTTGCGAATCATCTCTCGGAATCGCTCTGCTACTCCAACAGCCTGATCGAAAATGCTCTGATCAAACTCAATTCGGTGGTAGTAAAACTGCGTAGGATCGGCACCACAAAGACACGCCGCGTAACCGGATTTTATGCCTAGAACGCCCATCTGCCACATGAGCTGCAAATGCGCCGTATTCGGCACTCCTTCTGCCCATCGCGATGCATTTCTATATTGCGTTGTTTTACACTCAAGCAATTCTAAGTCATCACCAGCAAGCAAATTGCCCACAAAATAATCAGGAGAAGCCGCAGCCCATTCCAGTTCAGGATGGTGGTATAACGCGTTTGCTTGGGTCAATCGTTTATCAGTTCGCCGGTTGAAGAACTTTGCAACTAACGGTTCAAGCTCAGTACCGATAAACATAAAGTCGTTTTCTTCGGCCGCTGGCAACCTGCCTGTTTTAACGCTCCACAAATGAAGTGGAGTTTGAAACTTGTTGAGACCACATATTGTTGCAATCTCCGATGCCGTTATACAATCTTGCCTCAGCTCAAGCCACTTTTTGCGATTTTCCCTAATATTGTCCAGTAATATTTTCATTGTAGTACCCCCGAATTTGTTGCTCTCACTATCCGAATTGTTTCGCGCAGCCGCTTAATTTCTTTTAAGTCGTCGCGTGTCTTGTTTAGCTTGCTGCATTTATCAAATAGCTCTTTGACTAGATGCCGAATCATATGCTCAATCGTTATCTCAGATCGCACTGGTAGTTCTTTGATGTCCATATTTATTTTCCTCCTGTTAGTTGTCTAATTTCAATTTCAAGCCGGATGAGATCCTCGACTTCTTTTGCCGCATTTACCCTATTTCGCAATCTGTCTCCTATTTCTGCTTGAAAACTTTCCTGCGCTACGAGTTTTGCTATTTCAACCTTTAGTCGAATTTTCCTCTCTCTTGTCGTTTCCATAATTATTTCTTTGCAAATAAAAAGCCGATGACGGGCAGGACTCGGCAAACATCCTCAGGTACCACGACCCTTTTTAGTTTTGTATACTCGTAAAACTAGTCCAGTCGCGTCGCGGTAGTTCTAAGATTGTGCCACCAAGTGTTTCTAGCTCAGTCGCCCTATCATACGACTCAACATCCTGAGCCGTTCTGGTAATTGCATTTACAAACCCGAAGCGATTCAAGTCACCACCTCTTAGTAGGTGCTGCAATACGGAGGATTGTTCTGTTTGTGACAGCCCAAACTTTTTTGCACTCAATTCAACAACCTTGATCGGGTCGGCTGAGATCACATCCTCTTTCGACTCTCGGAACTTCGCAACAATCTTTTCAAAACCACCTTGCGAGAATATTCCTTGAATCAAGTCGCGAGTTTTAAGCCAAAATGCTTTATCTTCCGCTTGCCGAGTCTCGTCGCGCATAAACTCCATAACACCTTCAAACTCTCCGTAGCGACCGCCTCCAATATGATTACGCCTCATAGAAGCAACATCCGAGATCATGCCATTAGTGCAAACTAGCCTAAAAATAAGTGGTTTAACCGAGTACGCCCCACAGCCCACTTCCGAATTACTTATCACAATTCCAGCTTGAACGATGTCACCTTTCGCAATTTCAAACTGCAATCGCTCGGTTACGGCTTTTAAATAAAATTTCTTTTCTGTCACCTCACAGGATTCTATTCTTGCACCTGCGGCGGTTAAAGCTGGCAAAGCGGCTTCAGCCACATCGTAGTTATCAAACGGGCGATACTTATCAGATAAAAAAGCTCTCGTTTTGCCGTCCAGTTGTCGCACTAGGTATCTGTCTGTCGGATTTTTTGCTAACCAAGTGTTGCAGTTTTCTTGCAGCAGCTCCGGTGAATCCACCAACATGCGATCATAGTACTTGCGCGGTATATCCAGTCGTGCAGCTAATTGATCATGAGCAAGCTCAGTCATTTCAAACTGATTCTCGTCAGATCCGATTTTAATTCTCGCACCTTCCTCATTTGCTACCACCCGAAGTTGACTTGCGCTTGCGATCAAATCGCGCTTCGTGTGGGATTGTCTTTCTAGTTCAACAGCTAACTCCTGCAATGTTTTTCCAGTTTTCATGTTTTTATTCTCCAAAGGAACCTGAATTGATTCCAGAGGCTCCCGAAGGAGTCTCCGCAAGCAATTACCTCCAATTCTTACCGTGTGGATCGTCGCCCATCTCGGACCACGAACCTTCAACTTCCTGCAATTCCTCTTCGTAAGCAGTACGCAAATCTGGCCAAATAAACCCAGCAAAATGACCATTTCGTTTTAGCGATTTGCCGTCCGAACCGATCTTCATTTCACCAGTAACTAAAAGTTCAACATGGGCTTGAATCCATTCTTCGCTAGTACATACTCGCGCAAATGGGCCAAACTCAGGCGCATCTATAATTTGTCTTGCTTCTTTTATTTTCACGATGATTTTTTCTCCTTTAAATTTATCAGTTCGACCTGACTCCTTATTATATGAACAATTTGATGCCAACATAAAGAAAAAAGAATGAAATTATTAATAATAATTGAAAACCATGTTTTATATTTAATCGTTTGAATTATAATGAATATAGCCTATAATAAAATGAAAGCCTAATGATGATATTAATAACATATTGAAAGGATTATATAATGTGCCCTAAACGATTAGATACGCCTGAACGCAATTATATTCTATTGGAGGAAGCGGTTGAACTTTCTGGCCTGCCGAGGAAAGTGGTTCGCGATATGTGTAAACATGGGATGCCACATATCCGCTTATCCAATAAAACTTTAATTTTTGATCGACAATGGTTCCTCAACTGGATCAATGATCAGTTCAAAACTTTAGATAAACCTGAGGAAAAATGAGTGATAAGCTTCCATTCCTACCGCTTTATATAGGCGACTGGAAAAAAGATGCCGGGGTGCAGGCTCTTTCTCGCCATGACCGTATGGTGTGGATTGAGCTTTTAATGTTGATGCATGAGTGTCCACGAAGGGGATATTTGGAGATCGGGGATCGCCCCATGACCGACAAGGAAATATGCAAGCTAATTGATATCCACCCAGTTACCTGGGAGAAAACTCTGAGAAAACTCCGAGATAACTCAGTGTTATCTACCTGTAATCTATCTGGCTCACTCTATTGTCGGAGAATGGTTAGGGATGACGAAAAAAGAAAAAAAGATAAA